GAAGTTCAAAAAATGCTGGCATTTGAATTGGAGAAGTCCCGAGAACGCAACCTCAAAGACTCTGACGAGATCATAGAGAGGCTTAAAGAAGAAGCCCTAGGTGATATCCATGGTGCAACAGCAGGCTCTCGTGTGAAGGCTCTAGAGCTACTCATGCGACACTTCAATATGCTGGATCAAAACCAAAAGATTGAGCTATCAATGAAAGATTCTTGGTTCGATAATCTCGATCTCTCTGCCTCTGATTCTGACGACAAAAAGAATCACCTTAATTAGGCGAAGCTCTCAAAAATGCCATCCACAAAAATGGACCCGTACCTCTCAAACCCGCATTCCTGCTGGCATGGGGAGGTGCTGGGCTGGGTACCTCATATACATATACCCACTACCCAATCCCTCTATCTTTCCCCCAAACCAATTTTATGGGGGGGATAGTTTCCTAGGGGGGCTGGTTTCTTAGAATATGGAAATTGAAAAAGATAAATTTCAAAAAATTATCAAAACCTTTAAATCGAATCTCGACATTTATGCCAAGAACTGCCTGAATATTATTAACAAGGATGGTAAATCTGTGCCGCTTGTATTCAATGCTGCCCAGCTAGAACTAGATCGATTAATAAACGAGCAATATTCTCATCATAACAGGGTGAGAATGCTCATCTTAAAGTCACGACAAACGGGTATTTCGACATACTGTCAGGCACGGGGTTTCTGGAAGACGGTATCCGCCCAAAATCAGAACGCTGTTGTGGTATCTCACTTGAATGAATCCACCAAAGCGATCTTTGGAATGGTTAGATACTTCTATGATAATTTGCCACACCCCTTAGTTAAACCTGACTTAAAAGAATCCACCACCTCATCGCTCCAATTTACCCATGGATCCCGGTGGCGTATTGCTACCGCAAGAACAAGTGAGGTTGGGCGGGGTTGGACAACGAACTATCTGCACGGATCTGAGGTTGCTTTCTACCCCAATGCGGACATTATCCCCGGCTTGCTCCAGACGGTGCCCGAAGATAATTCTGAGATACTTTTAGAATCCACCGCCAATGGTGCCGGAGGTTGGTTCTATGATGCATGCATGAGGTCGCTCAGGGGAGAGGGGGAATGGGATCTATGTTTTATTCCTTGGAGCATGATGCCCGAATACAGGCGTAAGATTAATAAATACTTTGAGCGTACCGATGAGGAAGAGGTACTTGCAAATATGTTTCATCTTGACGATGAGCAGTTGAACTTTAGGAGAGCCAAGATTCAAGACCTCGGAGGAGAGGATCTATTTAGACAGGAGTATCCAATTACCCCGCAAGAGGCGTTCCTCACCACAGGGCGTGTGTTTGTTGAGCCTAAATATATTGATGCTGCCTACAATGAGTGCTATTCCCCGACTTGGCGTGGGCACATAAGGGGAAGAGAAATGCTGGAAAATAACAATGGTCCCCTAAAAATTTTCGAGCATCCTAAAGCTGATAACCGTTATTGTATTGGTGTGGATGTTTCCGAGGGTCTCGAACACGGTGACTATTCCTGCATCCAAGTTCTGGACCACATGGGATATCAGGTTGCTAGTTGGCATGGGCATATTGACCCGTTTGACTTTGCCGAAGTGATCGGTGAGATAGCGAGCTACTATAATCGTGCTTGGACTTTAATTGAACGCAACAACCATGGTCTAACAACGATAAGAAAGTTACAAGATATGGGATATCCAAACCTCTATGTTGAACAAGCTGTCGATGATGCGTATGTGGATCGCCTAACAAGGCGAGCAGGTTTTTTGACAACAAGCAAGACAAAACCATTAATTATTGATAACTTAGTACATTTACTGCGGCAGGGAGAGTCTGGCGTAGCATGCGTTGACTTGATTGACGAGATGCGTACTTATGTTATTGATGCCAGAGGTATTACAAATGCACAGCAAGGATGTTATGATGATAGAATCATGGCATATGCTATAGCACTGTTTGGTTTAAATTCTATGCCCAGAAAACAAAGGATTCAAATAACTAACAGAAAAAAGAAAGAGTTTTTTTAAATGAGCGAACTAGACAAAAGAGAAGTAACCCCAGAAGGGATTGCTATGGCTGAAGACGGACTTAACGAAGAGTCCATAAGAACCCTAGGTACTGAACTAAAATATAAATACCGTGAATATAAGGATGCCCGTTCTGACATAGAGGATGAGTGGGTAGAAGACCTTAGAGCATTCATGGGTCAGTATGACCAAGAAACCCTAGGCAAGATTCAAGAGAAGGGCGACAGATCACAGGTGTATGTAGGTCTTACCCGAACCAAGGTGCTTGCAGCCTATTCAAGAATTACCGATTTATTATTTCAACCGGGACAAAGATTTTATTCTATCGAATCAACCCCGGTTGCTAAACAACCTCTAGTTGAAAAAGAACTAACAGAGCGTGCTGCTTTTGAAATCATGCAGGCATCACAGGTCATTGACCCAATGATGGTGGATGATTTAATTCAGGCTAGATACAGAGAGCTTGTTAAAGAACTAGATGAAGAAACAGACATCCGTGTAGATAAGATGTTGGATGTAATAAACGATCAAACATTAGAAAGTAATCTTGAAGGCAAGATGAAAGATGCTATTATGGAACAAGTGATTTTCGGTACAGGTGCCATGAAAGCAGGCACATTACGAATAGAGAAAAATCACAAATGGATTAATTCTGAAGAAGGATATAATCTGATATACGAAGAAGAACCTATGCCAGAGATGGAGGCGGTTTCTATTTTCGATCTATACCCTGATCCGTATGCGACCTCAATTGATGACATGCGATCAATCTTTAGAAGACACATCCTTTCCCGTGTTGACTTCCAAGATCTTAAAGCAGCCCCCGGTTTCAATGCAGACTTAATTGACGAATGCATTCTCATGAACCCAGAGGGTAACCACGATGAACAACAGCACGAGAAGGACAGAAGAGATATTGCTAACATCAATGACTACGAAACAGAGTCAGGCAAGTTTGAGGTCTTAGAGTTCTGGGGTAGCGTTAACGGATTTGACTTAGAGGAAGTTGGGATTGAGTTCAATGAGTCAGACGATCTAACACAGGAATATCAGTGCAACATTTGGATGGCTGGAGACAAGGTCATCAAGGCACAATTAAATCCTTTACCGGGTAACATTATTCCTTACTTTATTTTCCCTTACGAAAAGAACCCTCATGTATTTTGGGGAACAGGCGTACCAGCAATGATGCGTGATTCACAACAAACCATGAATGCCGCTACAAGAATCTATTTAGATAATGTGGCGTTATCTTCTGGACCTATGGTTGAAGTTAATACTGACATCATGGCAAGTGGTGAAGATCCTACCGACCTATACCCATGGAGGGTGTTCTTAAGAGAGGGGGGAGATGGGAACCAGCCCATGGTTAGATTCTATCAACCGCAATCTAATTCACCGGCTTTAGTTTCTGTTATCGAACTATTCAGAAGATTCGCAGATGAAACAACTGCCCTACCTTCATACACCCACGGACAAACACAGAGTTCATTAAATAGAACAGCTACAGGTATTTCTATATTGATGTCTAATGCCAATATAGTTTTAAAATCTGTAATTAAAAACATTGATGACTACCTTACCAAACCACTCGTAAGATCTTTATATGATTGGAACATGACTTGGAATACTAATTCAGACATCAAGTCAGACATGAGAATCATAGCTAGAGGATCTACAACAATGGTACAAAAAGAAGTCCAATCACAAAGACTTCTACAATTCCTATCACTAATCAATAATCCAATGGATGCTCAGATGATTAAGAGAGATAAGCTCTTGAAAGATGTAGCCAAGTCATTAGATATTGATCCAGACGATATACTTAAATCTGAAAAGGAGTTAATGGATGAGCAACAACTACAACAAGCTATCGCCGCAAGCATGCAAGGCGATCAAGGTCCTGAGCAGCCAAATGGAGAAGGAATGGTTGGTCCTGATGCAAGAAATGGAATTGCTCCGCCAACAGGAGAGGGACCTGTTGGACACAACGGAGGACTACCGGTTTAGTCAAGGCCGTTGCGACATACTTAAGTTTATTGTATCTTTAGACAAAATTGCAGACAAAGTTTTAAATGGGTTAGGAACCCGCAAGGAAACTCCTAACATATATAAATAATCGACACCCTTACACAAAGGACCGAGGATAAAAAATGACTGAAGAAGTTAAAACTAAAGGCGAGTTAATCGCTGAAAGGCTTGAAAAAGAAGCTGACGAGATGTTAAAGCAGATTGAGACTTCTCGAAAGGAATCCGAACCAGAGGGACAAGGACTTGCAAATCTTGAACCTGAAGCTGAGGACACTCCGGAAGAGATAGAAGAAACTGTGGAGACTTCACCCGAAGAATCTCAGGATACTGAAGAATCGAGTCAAGCTGAAGAGATTCAAACCGAAGTAGAGAACGAACAAGCGGTGGATGAGAAGGAAACGATATCATCCGAACAGTGGGAGGAACGGTACAAGAATGCTCAGGCACGAATGACCAAAGCCACCCAGAATGAGAAAGAGCTTGAAAAGAAGATCTCTGAGTTAACCGATAAGGTTAAGGCTATGGAATCAATGAGGAGTGAAACCCGCATTGAGCAGCAGAAGGAAGAAGTAGGCGTAGACCTATCCGAGATAATGAAAGATTATCCCGAGTTAGTGAAGCCCCTTCAGAGTTATGTTGACACAGCTTTTGCGAAAGTTAATAAAAAACTTGAGCAAACTACTCAGGAATTAACTAAAGCTCAACAGGAAGATATGGTGCGGGAGCACAAAGCTAAGTTAGCTAAAGCCCACCCAGACTATGTCCAAGTAGCCAACTCAGAGGATTTTACTCTTTGGCTAGAAAGACAAAGCCCGGTTTGGCAGCAGATAGCGGATAGCGGAAATGCTGACGATACGATTGAACTCCTGTCTCGTTATAAGAAAGCCCTTGGGATTAAATCTACTCCGGAAGTTTCCAAAGAGGATTTGGTGGAGAAGGCAAAGCAAAACGCTGAACCTAATTTACCGAAAGCTAGGAAACAAAACATTGGGAGTAGTAAAAAGATTTGGACTGCTGCTGAAGTTGGGAAGCTAACCGATAAACAGTTTCTGAAATATGAAAAGGAAATCGACCAAGCACAACGGGAAGGCAGACTTAAGCCCTAAAATTTTTACTACATATTTGAATTAAAGACATTTAAATAAAGGAGTAAAATAATGGCTTTATCATCAAGTAGTGGAAGTTTTTCTTTCGCAGCTGGCGAACAGCATTTCATTCCAGAAGTCTTTTCTAAGAAGCTACAAGCTAAGTTTTATGCTCAGACAGTTTTATCTGAGGTAACAACTAACGAGTACGAAGGAGAGATCTCTGGGTTAGGTAACAAAGTAAACATAAGAGCAGTACCAGCAGTAACAGTTGCTGACTACACAGGTTCTTTGTCTTACGCTGATGTTACATCAAGCACTATCGAATTAGATATCAACAAAGCTAAAAGCTATGCTTTTAAAGTTGATGATATTCTAAGAAGACAAGCTGATATCGATTTCATGAACGAAGCAGCAGGCGATGCCGCTCAGAACATGAAGATCGAGATTGAGCAAGATGTATTTGGTAATGTGGCAGCAGGATCATCTATCACAGATGTAAACGCAACACCATCAAACATTACTACATCTAATGTGCTTGGTTTCATCTTAGACTGTGGTGAAAATTTAGATACCAACAACATTCCTGAAGAGGACAGGTTCTTAATTATCAACCCAGCAGTTGCTTCAATTCTTAAGCAATCAGAGCTAAGACAGGCTTACTTAACAGGTGACAGCGTTTCACCATTAAGAAATGGCTTTATTGGTATGGTTGATAGATTCAAAGTTTATGTATCTAACAACCTATCTACAACTTCAGGTGTTACATCTGGATTGTATGGTCATCCAAAAGCTATTGCTTATGCCTCACAAATGACTAACACTGAAACTGTAAGACTTGAGTCTTCATTCGGTGATGGCGTTAGAGGTCTAGCTGTATACGGGTACAAGGTTGTTGTCCCAACAGCTATCGGTGAATTCAAGCTACAAACTGCTTAATTAACCTTATAGGGGAGCTTCGGCTCCCCACCTTTTTGTGATACATTAAATAATAAAAGGAGTCCACATGAAGAAAGACGAATTAGTACAACACGCCAAAGAAGAGTTTGGTGTTGAGTTAGACAAAAAACAAAAGCTCTCTGATCTTGAGGCACAGGTAGAAGTCTTAGAAAAAAAGAAACCTGTTAAAGAAA